GGCCGCAAGGTGACGATTGGGGCTCAGTCAGCTATCCCAATTGATACTTCAGGAACGGCAACGCACGTCGTGCTCGCGAGTGGCAGTGTTTTGCTGTACGTGACAACGTGCACGTCGCAGGCATTGACGGGCGGCGGTACGGTGACGACGCCAGCGTGGGACATTGAAGTTGCTGATCCGGTGTAACCAATGGCCTGCGTTCTCACACAAGAGGTCTGCAAGGGCGCTGACGAAACGAAACCGTGGGGTTTCAACTTTGCTCTGCACTTCGCGCGCAAGTGGGCACCGAACACTCCGTACGCGAACGGCGTGCAGATCCGTCCGTCGGCTGCGTTCAATCAAACAGGCTTCGGGTATACGTCTAACGGAGGCGTGTCGGGAGCCAACGAGCCGAAGAAGTGGTCAAAGATTCTCGGCGGAACAGTCATTGATGGTTCGATCACGTGGACTGCTGTGATCATGACGGTGGACAGTCTTTTGGAGCGCATTGACACGGTGACGTGGACTGTGCCAGCGCCGTTGACCATAGCAGAAGACCCGTTCGTCGATACTCCGGCCGAGCAGTCCACGTCCGGACATTTTGGTGGAGGCGTGGAAGGAACCACGTATGACGCCGAGGTAAGTGTGCTGACTACGGAGAATAACACCTACGAGGCGATACTGAAGGTCGAAGTGGAATGAAATTTCGGAACTCAGATCAGAGCTACTTAACGCACCTTGCGCGCATGGTAGCTCCTCCGCCCGAACTGTCGGTCAGTCAGTGGGCGGACCGCTACCGGAAGCTGAGCAGCGAAAGTAGTGCAGAGCCGGGACAGTGGGATACGGATCGTGCGCCTTATCAGCGTGGAATTATGGACGCGGTCAATGATCCGTCCGTGCTTGAGATCTGGGTGAAGAAGTCGGCGCAGATTGGGTGGACCGAGATCCTTGGCAACGTCGCCGGATACTACATGCATCAGGATCCAAGCCCGATGCTGTTGATTCAGCCGACCGGAGGCATGGCCGACGCGTGGTCCAAGGACAGATTGGGGCCGATGCTGCGTGATACGCCAGTGTTGCGCGGGAAGGTGAAGGATGAGCGAACCAGAAAGTCCGATCGAGGAGAACGTGGAAATACGATCAAGCATAAGCGTTTTCCAGGTGGGAGCCTCAGTATCATCGGATCCAATTCTCCGGCTGCGCTTGCCTCCCGCCCAATTCGCATCATTCTGTTTGATGAGATCGACCGCTACCCGGTCAACGTCGGCAAGCTAGCGCAACGTGAGGGCAACGTCGTTTCGCTTGCAAAGAAACGAACGACTACCTTCTGGAACCGTAAGATTCTTGGCGGAAGCACGCCAACGATCGAGGGCATTTCTGAAATAGACATGCGGTACCTGAATTCCGATCAACGGAAGTTCTTTGTGCCGTGCCCGTTCTGCAAGAAGGCTCAATTCCTCGTATGGTCAAACGTGAAATGGGACAGAGCCAAGGATGGAGCCCACTTACCAGAGACGGCATATTACATGTGCGTCAAGTGCGGCGAACGTATTCAGGAGAAGCACAAACTCTCGATGCTGCGTTCTGGAGAGTGGAGGTCTACCGCACCCTTTACCGGGATAGCGGGCTTTCATATCTGGGAGGCTTACAGTCCATGGGTGAGCTACGCGCAGATGGCGAAGTTGTTTCTGACAGCCCGCCAGAAGCCTGAAGATTTTCAGACCTTCATTAACACGTCCCTTGGGGAGACATGGCGTGAGGGAACCGCGATTGATCCCAAGTCATTACCGGGGCGAGTCGAACTCTATGATCAAACAAATATTCCTGGGGGGGTCCTCTTGCTCACAATGGGGGTCGATACCCAGGATGATCGACTTCATGTCGAACTTTGGGGATGGGGCAAGGGTGAAGAGAACTGGCAGATTGCTCAGTTCGTTATCCGTGGTGATCCTTCGCAGCCGGAAGTGTGGAAAGACCTTGATCGTCTGATTTCAACGAAATGGCCGATAGAGGATGGGAGGAGGCTCTATGTTGAAGGTGTATGCGTCGATTCCGGCGGACATCATACGCAAACGGTCTACAACTACTGCCTCCGTCGCAAGAAATATCGCGTTTTTGCCACGAAAGGGTCTGCTGGTACCGGTCGTCTTGCATGGCCAAAACATCCCAGCCAGATCAAAGAATCACAAGCAGAGGTCTTCGTAATCGGTGTCGACACAATCAAAGATGTTCTCTTCACCCGCCTCACGAAGGTCACTGAAGCGGGAAATCCGGGCTATACTCATTTCAGCGCGGGCTGCGACGAGAGATACTTCAAGCAACTTACCGGTGAAGTCGTGGTGGTCAAGTATATTCAAGGGAAGCACGTTCGGTATTGGGTTCCAAAGGCTAAGAACGTTCCTCTCGAACCACTCGACTGTTGGGTCTACGCATTCGCTGCGAAAGAGGCTCGTGCGGCTGATCTCGATGCTCGCGAAGCGGCCCGCATAGCTAATGTTGAGAAGAAGACAGAAGAGCATCAACAGATTCCGTTAGTCGGCATGGTGCAGGCGAAACGGCGAATGGTTCGTAATTCAGGAGTGAGACTATGAGGCGGTTTCTAGCATTGCTCGCTTTAGTCGCCTGTCAAACACAGGCTGACGTCAACCTGCCGATCGTCTGTGCCAGTTGCACAGCCGGGCAGGCCGCAGATCCGGCAATAGTCTTCTCATGGAAGACACCAACGAACAACGACCTCGTTCTGGTAGCTAGCCAAGACGGCAACTGGAACACTGGGAGCTGGCAGTCTTGGGGTATGGTGGGGCCAAGTTCTTTCATACGCGCATGTCCAAGCGATGTTGCGCAAGGGTTTAACGGTTACTGTGCGGGTGATCGGTTCATGCCAAGATCCACATGGGCAATGGTCCCACCTCCTCCACCCCCTCCACCGCCTCCACCGCCTCCGGCTGCACTAACTTCTTTCGCCTGCTATCCGTCCTTGGGGAAAGTTCACTGGGAATCTGCGCCTGAAGGAATGAGCTGGCCCTACGGGGCCGCGTGGTCGTGCAACACAGCAGCTGGAGTCAAGAACTATGCCTCAGGATTCACAGTCCAAGAAGTCCTTTCCTTCGCAATTTCCTATGTCAACACCGGAATTTTGGACAAAGCATCTGCCGACGCAGAAGCTGCACGGCTCCTCGTCCCACCCACCGACGCAGAGCGAGTCTACCTTGACGGCCTCATCGCCACCTATGGATCTCGAGCCGTTGTATCTAACAGTGGGACCGCAACCTCAAGACCCGTCTATTCTCGCAATCCCGACGGCACCCGGAACACGAGCGCCGTGCCAAATCAGAGGGTGGGAGTGGCTGTTCGATGCTATACGTTTGACCGAATCGGCACGACGACGTATTATTCCGTGAAGGGGCGTCCGAACATTGTAACGGCTGACATGAATGATAAACTAGGTGACGTTTACGCGGTCTGCACGCGAACGGATCCGGTAGGAGTGAACTGATGGCCACTTATGCGGAACAACTTGAGAGTGTACAGTCTGCCATCGCCGCCATTGAGGGCGGAGCGCAGTCGTACAACATCAATTCGCCTACGGGCGGGCGCACGGTTGCCATGGCGGACCTGAAGACGCTGTATGATCGTGAGAAATGGCTGCTGATGATGATCGCCCGTGAAAATAATGGCGGAATCCGCGTGCGAGGAGCAACGCCAGTATGAAGCGCATCGACATACAGAAGCTGGTTGAAAGTTCCAAGCCACAGAACGCGGTTGATCGCGTGATTGAAACTGTCGCGCCCGGCTGGGGAGTTCGCCGACGTCGTACGCGCTTCCAACTGGCTATGATGGATGGTTATCATGGCGCATCGTCGACTCGAAGGCAGTCGGCAGAGTTTCATGCGCCCAAATCGAATCCTGATGAGGAGCTGGAGTGGCAACGTGACACTCTTCAAGCTCGCAGCCACGACATGCACCGAAACTCATCCGTGGCTCGCGGTATCTACGGCACTCTTGTGACCTCAGTGATTGGCACAGGACTCCGAATGAAGCCCGTCATCAACGAGGCTGCTCTCGGACTCACGCGCGAACAAGCTGCGACGCACGAAAAAGCACTAGAGGCAGAGTTCTATCCGTGGGCCGAGAGCACCTTCTGTGATTTGTCGCGAGATACGAATATCTACGGGTTGCAGGCCCTTGCGTTTAGAGCATTCCTTGTAGGTGGAGACTCGTTTGCTCTGCTGCCGATGGTGGAACGGCCCGGAATGCCGTACCGCACTTGTGTTCAGATTATTGAGGCCGAGCGTGTGTCGAATCCAGACTACAAAATGGATGATGACAGGCTTCGCGGTGGTATCGAGTTTGATGAACGAGGTGTAGCAGCCACTATCCACGTCTCGAGCAAGCATCCGTACGCGATTAGGGATAAGACAATTGCGTGGCAGCCGTACAAAGTGTTTAGTAGCACCGGGCGTCGCAATGTTTTGCAGATCTATGAACGGTTGTGGCCCGGGCAGTCGCGTGGTGAACCACTTCTTGCGCCAATTTTGGAACCGCTGCGGATGCTAGAGAAATACACCGAGGCCGAGCTCATGGCTGCTGTGATAAGCGCCATGCTGACGGTTTTCGTAAAAACGGAAGCTCCAGCGCAAGGATTT